AGACGTCAAATTAGCCCCAGATTCAACCTTCAGCATCGCATCCGCAAGACTATCAACATCAACATCCAAAGAACGCGCCAAAGCGCCCAAACCACGCACCGCAGTAGTGCCAGCAGTGGCCGAATACGCCGGGAAAGCCACAATACTCACTTCGTGCAAGCGAACCGAGTTCAAAGTGCGCTCTTTACCGTTTGCAGACCACTCATCACCATCTTTAGGGACAGAAAAACCGATACTCATGCTGTCAATGTCGCCACGTTTAAGAAGATACGCCGCGTCTTTGCCTGTTGACGTTTCAGGGAGATCAGCAGTGACCCGCAGGCCGTAGCTGTCTTCTTCTAGCCTGAGCGTCCCTGCACGGCTGCTACCGAGGATAGAACCGCTTTCGTGGTTCCACAGTAGCTTGATGTCATTGCGGGCGCCCAGAGAGCGTTTAAAGGCCCCTGGGGCAATCCTCTCCCGGAACGGCAGTGGCTCACTCGGGGAGTTAAACACTGCAGCATAACCAGAAAAGGTCATACCGACACCATTTTCGGCCTCACGTATCTCCAACTGAGTACTCTGAGTGCGAGTTTCAACTTTTGCCATATCACGGACCTCCACGCTCACCAGCGCCCTATTCTCTTCTTCCAGTCTACCGACAATTCGCTCTGCGAACTCCAAAGTCCTCCGCGCGCGAGCCTTAGAAGGACCAGAACCCCACAACAAGTGCGCAACAACACCCGCAGAAGGATAATTGTCACTGCTAGGCCGAGCGTCAGGCGAATCAAGGTCATCTAAATGCCTAGCCACCCAAGCGGCAATACGCACCCACTTGTCAGCCGTCACGTTGCCCTCAGCCATCGCACGAGCCTCTCTGACGGTCTGCGGACGCAAACCATCACCCGAAAGGCCTTCTTCGTGGTAGCGGAGCCCCTGGCGGGCGGCAGCCCTCATGTAGCCGGGCGGAGACAAATCAACTTGTCGGCGTTCGACGGCATCAGATCTAATGTCGGCGAGCTTAGTCAAAGTAGAGAAACGGTGACCAACTAAAGTGTCAGTCTCCTCTTGCCCTTCTTCACTTTCCCGCCAGATCCGTATGAGCGCTGCTGGGTCATCTTCAGTCCCTTCAATCGTGAAATCACTATCAGGTACATTTATTGTCCCATCACGGACAATGCGTTCAATTTGACCGCGAGCGCGACCACCAGAAGTATTCCAAGAAACAAAGTCACCAACCTCTAAAGCATCAGGAGCCGCACGGTCCTCGCCGTCACGAGGCTCCCAAGCGTTACAGTACTGACCGCCCTCAACATACTCTTCCCAACGTTCACAAAACGCGCGCCCCTCAGCGTCCAGGTTTTCCTCGTTAAAGAACATGCAGTTACCGCAAGCCCGACCCTCAGGAACATCGTCAGACGTTGCAGGCCGATAATTATCCGGCAAACCGCTCTCTTCTTCTTCCTGAGCAGGCTCACCCTCAACCAAAGGCAAAGGCCCTTCTTTCCGAAGAATAGAAGACGGCTGACCAACAAACCCAGCGGTAGGCGCCCAACCATCGTCAAAACGGTCATACACCTGAATCAACACAGCCGGATCAAAGTAAGTACCCACAATTTCAATGCCACTGTTAGGGACCGCCACCGAGCCGTTCATGACAACTTCCATGACCATGCCATACAGGCGTTCCCCGTCAAGCCAAGAAACAAACTCGCCCTTACGCAAAGACGCACCCATCGCGCGCTCCCCAAGAAACTCCGAGTCTTCAGCCTGAGCAATAGCAAGCGCCTGATCAATAGCGTCCTGCTTAGACGTGTGACACCCCATCACTTCACCATCGTCTTTAATGGTCGCCCAACCGGAGCAACCCTCTGCACTATCAGTAATCAAATATGGCATCTCAGTCCTGCCTCATAACCGCTAACTTACGACCTGTCGAACCAGCAGTGGCATTAATCGTCTCATAAGGACGAAGATACATAAAGATTTCCTCACCGCCATGCAAAAGAAAAGAATCGTCGGGGGCTTCTAACCAAATATCGTTATACCCATTGTAGTTTTCTGCCCATTCAATCTGAATATGCACATTGGGACCGTTGCCACCAACATCTTGGAACCGAAACGCATACTCAGTGCTTGGTTTCAAAGTCACTGGAATGTTTGTGTCAGCCCCGCCGGAACTCTGATTAGAAGCCCCGACATACTGAGTAAGAACAGTTGTGCCACCAGTTACAGCAGAAGCAGCAAACAATTCCGCAGCATAATCATCAGCCTCGTCCCTGTTCAAATTGTAAGCAGGGATAGCAGAACCAGTGGTTGTTATTGTTGCGTCTTCAATTAAATAAGCCAAAACAGAAGAATCTCCGGCGCTAAACCGCCAATGCTCGAACTGTGCGCCGTTCGGCCCGGTAGTGAACGAGAAATACACGTTACCGCCGTTTGCGATAGGAAAATACCTGGTAACCGAGTAAATATACCCCTTGCGGGCCAAATCACCCATAAACGGTGAAGGTTCAAGGTTTTTCAGCACATATCGCGCAGAGTCTACTGTCGGTTCAACAACAGTCGTCGCCGCTGTCCCAACCGTGTAAACATTCTGGGTCAGCATTAATCCACCTGGTACTCAGAGTTTGGATCAGTCTCGTTAATCTGCGAAGTCGGCTGCAACTGCACCGAAGGTAGGCCAGTGTGCGCAATCGGCGGCAAGTCAAGGGCCGCCAACACCTCAGCCGGGTCATAACCGACCTGGACAAGCCGCTGAGCCATGTCCACACGTTCAGACTGGGCCGTCACCGTGGCCGACTCAACATTCACATTCGCCAGGGGCACCCGCACCGTGTTTGCAGACGGTTCATCAATGTCAGGCAAATCTTCAAGACGCCTCACGTCATTCACGCTCAAAAATCCGCTTTGTTGGCCCACCGAATACGCGGTATAACGATTGTTAATATCCGCGCGAAGCAGCCCATCCATATTGAATCGAATGAACGCCGTGTCGCCACCTTCAACGCGGGCGAGAAGAGGTGAAAAGGCGCTTTCCAATTTTTGTGTTATTGGCCTTAAACAGTGGGTTACCCATGCGCGGTTGTTTTCTTCGACTGATGCGTAGGTGTTGGTGCCGGGTAGGTTGAGGAGGTGTGAGGGGATTTTGAAGGCGCGGGCTACGTCTTCGACGGCCATGCGGCGGGAGTCGATGAATTGTGCTTGGTCGTTACCGACGGAGGTGGGTTTGTAGGTTGCGCCGTTGGAGAGGATGCCTGTTTTGTGGGCGCGTTTCCAACCTTTGTGGCGTGCGTCGAAGCCTTGTTGTAGTTCTGTGGCTTGTTGGGCTGTGAGCTTGTTGGGGTATTCGATGATCCCCTGTGTGGTTGCGCCTTGTCCGAAGAAACGTGCCGCATAGTTTTCGAGGGCGAGAGCCAAACCGAAGTTTTCTTTGAGGGCTTCTACTCGTGACACTCCGCGTAGGTGGCCGGGGCGTACAACGTCAGCAATGTGAATGATCTGCTCCGGTGTGTAACCTTTGTCGTCACCTTGCACTGTGTACATGACGCGGCCAATGCCGTTACGTTTAATGTCAACAGTTGTCGGGTTCAAAACAACCATGTTAGTTACTTGCCCTTGACGGTTAGAGAACACCCTCACGAAAGCGTTACCGTCCAACAGGAGAGACACAATGACGGCACCGTAGAAAGCTTCCTTGGTTTGGTCAATGTCAGGCCTGGTTACCCATTCGGGTCGTGGTCGGAAAGCATTACGTTGCCCGTCCAACCGAATGAAAGCATCTACAGGGAGTGTGGAGATCGTGTCGCTAATAAGGGACACTGCGGAGAAGATGGCATTTACTTGAAAAGCAGTGTTCTCATCAATTCTTGTCCCGGCTTGGTTTTCCAACTCAAGGAAGTCACCACTGCCCCACACTGTTTGAAACGACACCGCCCGTTCCTCAAAGAAACGATTAAGCATTACCTACGCTCCAAACTTAAACCGAACATGATGGCAAAGACACCCGCGACAATGAAACCTGCAGGAGGCCAAGCAAGGGCAGCCCCAGTCGTAACAAGGACCGCTCCGCCAATTTGTAAGATATTCACTACCATTTTTACGTTTCCTACGCTACCGTTTTTACACTCACTAAGCTACCGTTTTGCAGCTACAGAAAGAACTGTGGCACTCCTTCATCTATTCTACTTGCATCTGCACGATCATAGGCGATAATGAACGCAATCGCCGCGTCGATCTTCTTAC